GCCAGCCGGTGTCGTCGATGTCCTGCTGGCGTTGCACGCCGGCAACGCCGGTTTCGCCGACGTTCCCCGAGATGCCGTGCGCGAACCCGTTCGAGTACGCGTGGTCGAACTCCTGCCACATCCACCGGCCCAGACGTGACACGGTGCGCTTGTACGCCTCCACGTCCGGGCCTTTCACCGACGGCGTCTTGCCGCGGGCTGCGGCGTCGGGCGGGTACAGGGGACGCGGGAACCCGGCCACCTTCACCATGGGGCCGCCCTTGTACGCGTGGTCCCACCAGTCGCTCATGCGAGCTCCGCGTGCGACATGTCCTCCGCCAGGTACGGGTAGTACGGCTCGTCGCCCGGCTGGTACTGGCTGACCGACCATCCCCAGTAGACGCCGAACACGGGGATGACGCCGAGGTAGCCGCGGGACAGGCATTCGCCGACCAATGCTTCTTTGAATCCGATGGGGTTCTGGTTCCAGTCGGGGTTCTCGTTCGCGTACACCTCGGGCATGCAGATGACGTCGCGTTCCTGCATGTAGATGTCGAACCCGTCCATGGTGCGGCTCGGCTCGAGGTTCGTCACGATCGCGAGGGGCAAGCTGGGGTTGATCTCGTACGCCCTCCCGATCGCGTCCATCGCGGCCTGCCCCTGCCCGGTCTCGGCCTGGGCGCAGTACATGTCCGGCCCGAAACTCAATGCGAGCTCGGCGCGGGCGGCGCTGGGCCATGCGTCCCAGAGCCCGACCCGCATCCCTCTGGCGCGACCACATGCCATGTAGTCGGCGCCCTGCTCCCGGTACAGCTGCACCAGGATGCTCCGGTACCCGGAGCGGGCGATCGCGTCGCACGCCTGGTCGGGGTTCCACGGCCTCCCGTTGTAGTCCCTGCCCGCGTCGGGCTGGGGGCTATCCGGGTCGCCCATGTTGCTGCCGGCGCCCCCAGCGACGAACACCCCGCACTCGAAGGTGGTGGGGGCGACCGGGTCTGGCGGCACGGGTTCAGGCTGGGGGTCCGGCGGCTTCACCCCGTCGTGGTCGTTCCGGAGGATCTGCAACGTGCGCTCGAGCTTGTCGTATGCGCCCCAGGTCGCCAGGTTGCCCGGGTCCCGGTTGGGTTTCGTCCCGCCCGGATCCAGTGCCCGCAACCGTTCGATGCTGGCATGGATGCCGTCCTGGCCGCCGATCTGGGTCATCGGTTACGCTCCCCCGGGTTTGGACTGGTGGGTGATCCTGCTGCTCGTGGTGCTCAGCCTGGTCGGCGTGGTGATCCTCGGGCTGCTGGTCACGATCCTCGCCATACTTCGCGACCTCCTACGCCTCTCGTCATGAGATCCTGGCGGGGATCACGGACAGGACGGCCATCTTCCAGGTGGTGCCCGTCGTGTTCGTCCACCCCATCGCCGACAGGTTCCCGGCGGTCAACGTCTGGAACACGTTCACGCCGCTCATGCCGCTGTCACCGACGCTGGCCTGGACGGCGCCCCACCAGTCGGCTGGGCTGGCGCCCTGCGTGAAGCTGGCCTGTAACTGTGAAGCCGCGGTGACCGTCCCTTTCAGGTACACGGACACGAGGTATTCGCCCGCCCGGGGGATGCTGATGATCGGGTTCAGGCCGCCCCAGACGCCCGGGCTGGCGGCCGCCTGGTTCGCGTTGTAGCGGCCGGCGAGCGGGGAGCCGCCCACGAACTCCCACTTGTAGGGGCTGGTGGAGGCGCTGTTGTACCGGAGCCGCCACTGGTATGAGGGGTTCGTGGTGGACGGGACGAGGATCCATTCGTCCCCGCTGACCGGGGTACCGGGGGGTGTGGTGCTGTAGGTGACCCGGTGGATCAGCCCGTCCAGCGCGGTGGCGAGCTCGCCCATGTCGGTGGGGACGTCGGCGGGGTCGCCGAGACCCGGGTAGGGGAGCGCGAGGACCGGTGTTGTGGGCATCAGGGCTCCTAGGTGGTGGTGACGGTGCCGATGTACAGCATGAAGTCGTGGCCCGCCACGATGAACGCGGGGCCGCCGGCGGCGGGCTGGGTCGCCTGGCGGAGCTTCGGGACCGACAGGGTGACGCCGGCGAGGGTGATGTTCGCGTACGCGTTCGACGTCGACACCGGGGACGCGCCGGTGCCGACATAGAGTTTCAGGGTGTCGCCGCCCGGGGCGAGCTGGGATCGGAGCACCCGAGCCAATGTGCGGGTGGCGGGGATAACCTCCCGGCTGCTCATGCGAGCACCTGTGCGTGTTCGAGCTCACGCCAGGCGGCGGCGCCCGTGTGGACCCCGACCCGGCGGGACGGCCGGTCGAACCGGTGCGTGAGCCCGGTGGTGGTCGCCTGCAACACGAGGGTCTGGGACGCCGCCGGGCCGAGGTCAACGGTGACGCTGTTCACCAGGTGGGTTTCCTGGCGGCCGTCGGGGAACACGACGACCACCACATCCCCGGCTTCCAGGGCGGGGTTCGGCGCCTGTGTCACCGTGATCGCTCGTTGTAACGTGAGGCGCCGGTTGAGGATGGCGGTGGCGGCGTCGGTCGCCTGCTGGGTTGTCTGCACCGCCGCGGACTGTTCGATCCTCGCGACCTTCCCGAACGGGCCGCCCCACACCGTGGGGGAGCTGGCGTCGTTGTCGACGACGAGGCTGCTGACGGGGGCGTCGGTCGCGGTGTTCTGGCCCTGGACGAGGACACCGTTGAACACGCCCGTCCTCGAGAGTGACTCGTCCGCCGAGATCATGACGCCGTTCTGGCCGGTGTCGACGGTCCAGACGGGGTCGAGGGTGCCGGCGGGCTGGTCGAACACATAGTTGCCTTCCCCGTCGAAATACGTTTCGGCGGCGGCCGCCAGGGCGAGCTCGTGGACGGCGTCGGCGCGGCTACCCGTGTAGAACACGTCGCCGAGCACGATCACCGGGTCGTAGAGGACCGAGTAGTTGATGGTGGCCCCGTACACCGCCTGCACGATCTCCACGGCGGCGCGGGAGATCCTGACGGACCCGCCGAACGTCAACGTCTGGGCGGCGGGCAATGTGTACTCGAGCGCGTTGATGACGCCGCCGGCGAAATGCGCCGAGTACGGGTCCGGGTAGTCGCCTCTGGCGCTGGTGGGCGAGTCGATCTGGGACACCTTGTAGCCGGCGATGAACGACCACGCCTGGGGGCCGAACACCATGCCGACGGCGAGGTCGCTGGTGTCGTCCACCCAGAAGATCCTGGTGCCGTACTGGCGGCCGGGCCACGTCGACCGCTTCACCACCTTGATGTTCGCGGGCAGCGTCAACGTGATCTGGCTGCTGCTGTTGATCGTTTGGATCTTGGTGCCGGCCAGGAGGCCGGGGCCGGTGACGGTCATCCCCGCGATCAGGTCACTCGTGGGGGTGACGGCCACGACGGGGCTGTCGTCGGTGAGCGTGGCCGCCCGGGTGATCGGGGTGACGAGGCTGGGCGTGTAGGGGGCGGTGAACTGCTCGTCCCTGACCTGGGCCATCCGGTCGGCCAGCTCGAGGGTGGCGCTGTCGTCGCTGGTGCGCCACGCGACGGATTCGCACCGGTACAGGCCCAGCGACATCAGCTCGATGGTGCGGTCCGGGTAGCGGAGCCCCCGCCACAACTGGACCGTCCCGCCCAGTGGGAGGGTGCGCAGGTCGATCCCGAGGTCTTGGCCGGCCTGCAACGACCAGGGGATCTGGACGGTGCCGGACCGGCGCACCTGGGCGGTGCGGTCGTTCGTGACCGTCCCACCCTCGATCGGCACCGTCACCGGTGTGCTGCTGCCAGGGAAATACAGGTCGCACCGGGACGCGACCAGATGGTTGCCGCGCAACGAGGCCGCGAACTGGGCGGTGAACGGTCTCATACGTCAGAGGGCGGCCACGGTTGCACGTCGGACGCCTCCGCGCTCGAGTAGTCGTACAGGACCGCGTCATAGGTGGGCCGTTGCGCGGTCAGGTCTGCGTATGTCGCGAAGTCATCCTTGACCGTCTGGTAGGTGGCGGGCGGGATCGGGGCGTACAGGATCGGGTCGGGCCGGTCGACCTGCACGCAGTCGACCCGGAACTGGCGGTCCTGCGTCCTGGCGGGTTTCACGATCCGCTGTTCCTTCCAGCCGGTGACCGCCATGTACAGGTTCCCGATCCCGTTCAGATCGGGTGTCCGCAAAAGGACGGGTACCCCGTTCCCCAATGTGGCGCGGGCGCGGTCGCGCTCCACGTCGGTGGCGGTCACGAAGTCCAGCTCGAAGCTGGGGGTGTTCGCGATCCCGCTCGAGGTGATCGGGGTGCGCCGGTCGATCACGTCGTGGACACCGACCGGCACCTCGTACGCGAGCTCGTCCAACGCGACGATAACCACCTTCTGGGTGTTGGTGGGGCGGGCGAGATCCGTGAGCCATGTGTCGTCGCACCCGTTATCCGGGACGGTGATCGACGCTGTCCCGGATTGGGTGGTGTCGGGGGTGGCGGCCGCCCAGGCGGTCACCGTGTACACCAATGGGACCCCGATCGGCGCCTCGAAATCCCGGACCGCCAACGCCTGCCCCGCGGTGGCCTGGTACGCGGACCAGGCGCGTACCGTCGCCGCCACGCCGGACGGGCCGGTGCGGCTCACCGACACGGTGTCGGTGCCGGTCGGCATCGTGAACCCGACCCGCACGTTGTTCACCAACGGCTCGATCGACAGGGTCACGGTGATGCTCATACGCTGGCGGCCCCGGCGAGCAGGGTCCTCGCCAAACCTGTGTCAGCCTGGATGATCTCGGCTTTCACCAATCCGCGGAGCTCGGTGTCACCGATGTACACCCTGACGTTCACGGGGCCACCACTGCCGCCGAACGAGAACCCGCCGCCGGTGGAGCCCTGGCCGCCCTGGTTCAGCGGGATCACCGCCTCCGGCCCCTTCTCGCCGATCATGGCGAGGGTGGGCCTGGTCACGATCCCGCCCATCGCCAGCCCCGGGATGTGGGGGAGGCTGGGGATGTGGGGGAGGCTGATATGCGAGGGGATGCTCTTGATCGCGCTGATCAGGCTGTTCACCGCGCCCGCGGCGGCGCCGGCGGCGCCGGCGATCGCGTTCAACGGGCCGGCGAGAGCGCTGATGACCGGCTCGGCCTTGCTGAACGCTGGCTTCAACTGGTCGCGGATGTAGTTCGCGACCGTGGTCGCCGCGCTCTTGACGGCGTTGAACGCTGATTTGATCCCGTCCAGGGCGGTGTCGACCCCGTTCGCCGCGGTTTTCGCGACACCGGCCGCGGTCTTCCACGCGTCTGACAACCAACTAGCGAGAGTGGTACCCGCACTCTTGGCGGCGTTGAACGCCGCCTTCACGCCGTCCAGGGCGGTGTCGAACGCCTTCCCCGCGGCTTTGGCGGCGTTCACGGCCGTCACCCAGGCCGCTTCCAGCCAGGACGCGACCGTCGACCCGGCCGACTTGGCGGCGTTGAACGCCGCTTTCACCGCGTCGAGGGCGGTCTCGAACGCTTTCAACGTCGTCTTGGCGGCGTTCACCGTGGTCGTCCATATCCCGGACAGGAACGACTCCACCGCGGACGCGGCCTTCTTCAACGCCTCCAACGCGAGCTTGCCGGCCACGATCCAGGGCAGGAACTGCCGCTCCAGCGAGTCCTTCACGAGGTTGACGGCGTCGACGGCCAGGTTCTTCGTCTCCTCCCACGCCTTCCCCCAGTCGCCGCGCAAGATGGCGGCGACCAGGCGGAGGACGTCACCGAGAACCTCGAGCGCGTCCTTGATCGCCTTCACCTGCGACATCACGATCGGCCCGATCGTCCCCCAGTTGTCGCGGATCACGTTCACGACGGCGACGAGCAGGTCGCCCAGCGCTTTGAGGGTGGTTCCGAGCTCGGTGAGGGTCGGCCCGATCGCGGCGCTGATGGCGGGCCAGTTGTCGCGGATGTAGTTGATGAACTGCGTGATGTACGGGATCGCCTTCCCGACCATGTCGCCGGCGAAGTTGTTGAACTCCTCCCGGACGATCTTCAGCTGGCCCGGCAGGGTTTTCCCGATCGCTTCGGCGGTGCCGCCGAACTCGACTCCGAGCTCACGCAGGATCAGCTTCTGCGCTTCCATGGTGTGGCCGGACTCCACCATCGCCTTGACCTGGTCCTGCTGCGCCTGGGTGAACGACACGCCGACCCGCCGCAAAGCGGTCATCCCTCTGACGGGGTCGTTCAGCGCTTTGCCGACCTGGATCGCGGTTTTCGACAGCGACTCCTGGGTGCTGTTGCCGTGCGTCATCGCGGCGTCGAGGTCGACGACCGCTTTGGTTGCGTCCGTGAAGACCTGGTTGCCCTTCCCCACCTCGTTCCGGATGTTCGTGAACGTGAGCAGCATGTTCTCGCCGGTCTGGACGGCCTCGTCGTCGATCCCGGTTTTCTTGGTGATCGACCCGGCCAGGTCCTGGACCTGCTGGCTCGTGACCCCGGCCGCCTTCCCCGTGGATTTGATGACGGCCTCGGTTTGGGCGGTGACCTTCTGGGATTCCTGCCATTCCCCGATCCCCGTCTTCACCGTGTACACGAGCGCACCCACCCCCGCCGCCCCCGCAGCTAGAGCGCCGGTCTTGGCGACGGATTTCAGGCTGGTCGCGAACTTGCTCGAACTGGACTCGGCGGTCCTGAACCCGCTCGCAAGCCCGCTGGTATCCGAGACGAAGTCGACGACGATCTTCGGGTTCCCGGCCACCTGTTATCTCCTGCGGTGTCGTCTCGCTTCGCGCTGCCTGGCTTTCGCCTCGTTCTCGGCGTACCGCCAGAACGCGGCGTACTCGTCCGCTGTGAGCTCGTCGACGTCCCTGGGTGTCATTCGCCAGTACCGGCAGAAGGCGGCGAGCCCGTCGAGCTGCCTTCGGTCGTAGGGTCCACGGGGGTCACCAGGCCGGGGTTGACGGTGATGACGACGTCGTCCATCTCCTCGAGCGACACCTGGTGGTCGAGGCGGCGCAGCTTGATCCAGGCGAGCGCGGCGAATTTGTCGTCCGTGTCCTCGTCGGCCAACAGCTGCCCGAAGCTTCTCCCGAATGTGTCTTTGATCTGGCGGAGCTCCCGGGGGGTGAACCGTGGGGCGGCCAGGTCGTCCCGGGTCAACGTGACTTCGGTGGGGACGTGGGGGACCATCATGGGTCTCAGGGGCTCGGCCACGACATGCTCCTGATCTCGCTCCTAGCTGCTTGTTCGCCGGCGTCCTGGAGTTGGGGGCCGGCGTCCATCGCCGCCGGATACAGATAGTTGCCTTGCGCGCTGTGGGGGTGGCCGCGGCCGCCGTACTCCACATAGACGGCGTAGGGGACACCCTGCCCCATCGACACGGACGCGCCGTCACCGGCCTGGCGGCCTTCCACGCTGGCGGCGAGCCGGCCGGTGCGGTGCGGAACGTCCCCGCGGACCTGGGAGGCGACGTCGCCGGCGACCGAGGCGAGGTCGTCCCTCGAGCCGCGGTCGATTTTCCCGGCGAGCCGGTGGACACCGGCGGCGAGCTCGGCGACCCCGCGGACCCGAACCTGCGGCTGGGCGGCCACGGGTCAGCTGCTCTTCGACGACGAGCCGGCTGCGACGACGGTGGGCGGTGATGTGATCTTGGTGGGCGGCCCCGTCAGCGACCACTCCAGGCTCACTTCGGACCCGTCGCCGGCGTCACCGTTCAGCGGGCTGTACGGCTGCGGGATCACCTGGCCCTGCCAGCCCGGGTTCGACGCCGAGATCGCCTGGTCCTTGTCGGCGCTGACGACGAACTCGCACGGCACCCCCGCCGACACCAATGGCTCCAATACGGCTTCGGTGCCGTCGGTGTCCCACGACTGGTACAAGGTCGCGACCAATGACCATTTCACGGCGCCGGGATAATCAATTGAACCGCACATCGTGTCCAGAGTCGTGACTGACACGTCGGGGCTCAACTCCAAATGGTTGGTGTAGCAGGCCAGCTCTTTGAGGGTGGCGACGTCCGCGCCCAGTTGGAGGCTGGCGTTGTCGAGAATCACATGGGTGGGCACGGTTAGCTCCCTTCGAGGGTGACGGGGATCCGGTATGCGAGCCTGGCCGCCAGGTAGTGGACATTCGAGATGATCCACTGGCGCGGCGACTGCGCGGTCGCGACCGGCCACGAATAGGCGTCGGCGCGCAACCGGTTGATCGTGTACAGAACGAGCGCTTCGACCTGGTCGATCCCCGGCCCCGCCTCCACGCGGCTGCCGACGCACAGGACGACGAGGTTCGCCAATGTCGAGCATGGCCCCATCGTCCTGGGCTGCTCCAGCCACGGGTCGTCCCACACCACCACCAGGGCCGGCGGGTGGACGGTGTCGGGGTAGTCGATGTGGACGTCCGGATCACTGTCGGTGGAGGGTGCGAGCACAGTGGCGACCTGTGCCCGCACCATGTCCAGCCGCAGACCCCCATTCGAGCTCACGCGACCCCCCACGACTGCTTCAACGGGGTGAGGG